AATAAGTTGCTGTGCTAACTTTAAATCTGGATGATCTCCATTATTGATTTGAATATTTCTATTCAACCAATGTAGGTCATTGAACCTGAGTGGAGGTATATCCATAGTTTTTAAGATGGAATGTAAATTTTCCATTATGTTATTTCTCCTGTTAAGATAGTTAAGTGGTATATTGATACAACGCTTCTTCTCCATATACCAGAGAGTGTTCTTGTGTCGCCCTTGTACCAGTGGCCAAGGCTATCCTAAATGTTTTAAAGACGCTATAGCTCGTCTATCCATTATCAACTTTATCCCGATAGGACTATCAAGGGGTATACAGGTGTTGACTACCTGTCTAATTTAGTTCCTCAACGCAGTGAAGTAGTCTTTTGGAACTAAACGAATAGTTAGACTTTATAGTCTAAAGAGTTTAGTTGTTCTTCGCAGAACATACAGAGATTGACTGTCTGGGTACCAGATATAGAGTCGAGATCTTTGTTTGATTGTGGGTCGAACTTGTCGTCGCCCGTTAAATCAAATATATATCTCTTAGTATGATCCTGACACAGAGTCATAAGCTCTGTGCCAGTCTCATCCCAGAATTGATAGTTACTCATTTAGAGTAGTGCTCCAATACTTCAGAGAAGCTTGTAGCGTGATTAGGGTTTTTCTTAGACTCTTCGTGCTCAGAATGCTCTGGCTCGTAAGTCCAAGATAGATCTCCATGACGGGGATCGTATTGAGGGTCGTCTTTAGCCATCTGCTTTTGGTTGGCTTTACCAATGGCCCGCAATACAAATCCAGAAGATATGTATACTGGCTTTACAATGGTAGAAGCTGTCCATAGCAGACAGGCTGTAGTAAGACTAGTGTATGCCTTGATGTGATCCTTGATCATAGTGCCTTCTTTCCAATGTAGAATTCTATAGATTCTAACATTTTAGTTGATAGTTGATTGAAGTCAATGAGGGCAAGACCCCCATGTGACTGTTCTAGTAGGCTTGCCATCTCTGCTGGCGCGCCCCAATTAACAATGATGTCATCTCCTAAGTCTACAAGAAATGTAGCTTGATATATAGATGCTATCATTTGTTAACCTTGTTTACATGAGCGAAGATCTCGTCCATAGCCTGCTCAAGAGCGTCTATGCGATCTTCGAGCTTGATGATCTTGTCAGCCTGTTTGATAGCCAAGATGTTGGCCGACAAAGCAGTCTCGGTGAGAGCAAGAGTCCTCAGAGCGAACTCTTCAATTGCTTCAGGAAGAGTCATTTCGTAGATGTCGTGTAATGCTCCATCTGCTGTGTAAATGATTGATGTGCGTTGTGACATAGTCACTCCTTTGTTGATGTAGGTATATGATTATGAATCTTATCTAGCTTGGTAGCTAGTCTAAGTAGGGATGACTGAAACTTTCTAAGGTCAGTTTCTTCATATAGGCCAAGCTCAAGATTGAGTACGCCTATCTCGTGAGCTAAACAGTCCAGGTTGTGGACTATTTGCTCTAGGTTACGGATTTCTGATGACATAATTACTCCTTTTAGGATGAATGATACTTATAACAAATATCTTGTAATGAAGTAAGTTCTTCGACGCGAAATTCAAGGCTTTGAATCATTGCGTAGAGACACTGTATACAAGTAGGGAATATAGACTCTACTGTGGGTAGAGAATTACGATGGATATTAGAGAACCCATCTGAATGGTCTAAGGTTGAATGTTCGAACTCACATATGAAATAGCAGTCTCCGTCATAGACGTCATCAATGCTATAGTGAGTCACATTGCTGTGTAAGGTATATGCTGGCATAATTGTTCCTTTGATTAGTCTGATATGTATTTGGCATTAGTTGGTATTACCGAAATAGTGAGTGAGAGGGAGGTATCCATAATCTAGCATTGTGTATCCTGAAAGACAGTCCAACAATGTCTGTACAGAACCCTAGCATATGGGTACCCCCCTGCAAGCGCCTGATTTAGTCGCTCGTCTAACAATATATTAATATTTTATAAAGTATGTGGATATACTTGTATAGAGAATAAAGTCTTTTTTGAACGGAAAGACTAGAAACCGTTGGGGTTAGCAGTGCATATGCACAATGACTATATGTAAACTAGTTACTAGTCCTGATAAGTATCTGCTATTGTTTTTGCTTGATGCGGCGCCCAAACCGAACAAGACATTTGTTATATCTCGTAATCAGCCTTCAACTGAAGGATTACTGGATATATGTCAATGTACATTACACCATCTGGTGCAATCCATTGAACTAGAGTATTCTGGTAGGCAATGAATGCCTTAGAGTGATTGATGAGTGCTTGGTCTGCGGCGGCAAACAAAGCAGTGTTGGATGTGGTTGGTGTTGTCATATATCTCTCCTTTGTATGAGATAGATGTATATGGATGGGACTTGATGATGTATACTTGTAGAGTAGTAAGAACAGAGGTGGATACCCCTGCCCTTACTAACCCTAAAGAACTTCCAATCTAGAGCACCCAACCCGCTGGCTCAACTTCGAGCAATCGGCGTGGCTGTGACCTATCGATTTGGAATGTGATGGTTTGGTAAATGGTGTTTTCATTACCCTTTGCCACATCACCTGGAACTGGATCAGACTGCTCAATGTTCGTGAGTTTGCACTCAATGAACAATTGCTTGCCTGTTGCCTTGTTAGCCTTCAACAGATCAACAATGTGTTGTGCTGGATTGAAGACTGCCTTGGTTGCTTCGTCGACCGACTTGGTCTCGAACCAAACAGCGAATGCTTGGCCACGACTTGCGACAACCTGTGGTGCGAAGACAGGCACGATGAGCCCGTCTGCGTCTACTGGCCGTTGACAAAGAAACTTACGACGAGTTATTTCGCCTGTCTTTTCATCTTTAGCAACGCTGTCTGTAATACCTGAAATTTGGAATTTTGCCATGATAGTCTCCTGAACTGTTAGGCTTGATTTGGATTGACGAAGAATATCGCCACCGTGATATTTAGAATATATAAATATAATATATATATATAAAAAATGTTAAGTCCCAACACACCCGCAAGATGTGCTGGAAACTTAACTGTACTACTGGACCCGTGCTACCAAGTTACGGAAGAGTCTACCTCCACTGACTTGGAGACCTTGCCTGCAAACTTGATTACGAGATCCTGTGTAATGGACCCGTCCTTCTGGGTAAACACAGCAGCCGACTTGATTTCAAGGACGTCTGCTTCCATAACAAACTTCATGGAAGAATCCTGAGCCTGTTTGAGGAACTCAGTGTATTCTGGAAGTTTCGCAGCAGGAAGCCAGACACACCAGACAGGCTTAGCAGTTACATCGCGCTCAACTGTGTGAGACTCGAGTGGCTGCAGCAGCATCTGGTGGGTACCGTACTTACTTTGCTTGCTGGAAATCCAATTTACATGGAACTTGGACATAATTACCTACTCTCTGTGACTTGGACCTGTCACTAAAGGTTCAACGGAGTATTTATAGATATATAACACAGTAAAGCGAACCACCCTAAGGTGGCTCACTAAACTAGAACATTGGCGTAATGCCTGCGTTCTTCTTCTTGGACTTGCGTTGCTTGCGTGCTTCAAGCAACTCTGTTGCATGAGGCTTGCAATAGTTACGGAAGTGGTCATCATCCCAAAGGATTCGACCTTCCATAGGAGCAAGCTGCACATTGCAAACGCAACACCAACAAGTAGTGTCATTGAGTCTCATACGATCTCCAATCGTGTAGAGGAATAGGACAGAGATATATTTATAAATATATAAACAATTAAGCACCACTACCCATAATCCACATTCAAAGTCACAAGTGACTTAATGTCGTTCCACAAGGAGAACAACAAGGATTAGGGTAATGATGCAAAACGGTGTACTCTCAGTCATCTGGAGCAGTCGACCATTGCCATAGGCATATTTATAAGTATATAAAAAAAACTGTGACAACCCGAACCGTCGTTCGGGGTGTCCAGTGTCGGCTCAGTGGCTGTGATCCACACTCTGAGGTCGTGTGGCAGTTGCTATCCGCAGAAATATTTATAGATATATAAAGTTAACTAAACTACTCACCCGAAGGTGAGCAGTAAAGTAATAGCTCAGTCAGCGTAAGCTGGAAGAGCAGCCTCGGCCTCGGCTTCAGTGGCATAGTAGCCAGCTGAATAACGAGTCCAAGGAAGCCAAGCGTCCATACCGCCATCCCAGTAAAGGGAGCCGATGTACCAGCCGGCTGCACTGCGCAGAACCTGAGCATCTGTAATCTTGTATTCAGACATGTTCACCTCCTTCCTGAAGTTGTAGTGTGAATGATGTCAAGGATATATTTATACATATATAAAAGTAAAGTCCTCATCACCCCGAAGGGTGACAAGGACGCAATAGGTATGTTGCAACTGTCAGGCCGGACCATACTGGAGTTTGCACTCCCAAAGTACCAACGGTTGGTTGTGTCCTTGAAGGTTTTACGCTTCAATTCCCTGACCTTTCAGGGATACTTAGCACTAGTGTTGTTCCACTAATGTAGCCATAGAGGGGTCGTCGTTCACCAAAGCACGAGCTTGTTCACGAGCTGGTCACGTCAATCTACTGCAAGGATATATTTATAAAGTATAAAATCCACAGAGCTACCACCCGAAGGTGGTAGATGTGGTGAGAGGGGAGTCTCAGTTAACGCTTAGGCTTGGGAGCCACAGCTGCGCCGAATGCGCAAACAACTGTGATTCCAGCAAGACCAGTGTCTGCAACTTTCGATACAACACGCTTGATAGCCAAGCGCGTAGTAGTCCCAGCGTTGTAGGACTTGTTGTACAGGGATTCATGCTTCATATCAACCCTCCTTGAGTCGTGTAGGAAATGGAGCACCGATATATTTATATAATATAAAAGAAGTAAACCCTAGTACTCACAACACCACGTATGGTGCCTTTCAGTGAGTACTAAGGTAGAGGACAACGCTTTTGCCTGTGTACAGCAGGTGCCATTGTTTCGTTCCCGGACGTTTCCAGTAAACGCTCCATAGAAATATTTATAAAATATAAAATAACTAAACTTACTCCCCGAAGGGAGCAAATTCAGCCACCGAGAGATTCGGCGTACCAAACACAATGTTCACAATGACAAGTCTCTTCATGAGAAGGGTCTTGATTGTAATCAATTGCTACTTTAACCGGGTCAAATGACTCAGTCATAATGGTCTCCTTTCGTGAGACTAGGGTTCAAGGTAATATTTATAAAATATAAGGTAACTAGCAGTACCCCCCCAGGGGGAGGGGGGCACTAAGCTAGCGTGTTTTGCGTGCGTAGTCAACTGCCAAAGCAGCAGCTACTAACAACGCAACAACACCGGTAACTTTCAAATTCATTGAAAGTACCTTTTTGTATGCCTGCCAATAGGACATAATGTCTCCTTTCGCGAAGGGAATGTGGCACAGGTATATTTATAAAGTATAAACGTGGTAAAGGTAGTCACCCCAAAGGATGACCACCAATACCACAACGTTATTGATACTGGTAAGGCGTGATGCCTGTACCATGATCACGAACATTGATCATTGCGAGCAACTCGTTGTCCTTGAGGTTACCAAGGACTTCGCTAATAGCTACATCGAGCTCGCTACGCTTACGAATCAGTGTGTCCAAACGAGTTTGCAACTCATAAACGGACTTCTGATTGATTGCTTTCTTGCGGAAGCCTAACATGATAGTCTCCTTTCACGAGACTAAGGGTAGACGGAATTGTCTACATAGATGTATTTATAATAGATATAAATATAATAATAAATATAAATTAAATAAGTATAAAGTTAGTTCGCTCAAGGTCCCCGAGAGGACCCTGAGCTATGTGACAAGCCTGCTATGACTAGCGGTTTGCCTTGTGGCCTGCGATGAGGCCTTTCGCAGCTGCGGCTGAACCTACTACTGTGACGTAGGTGGCCTTTGCTACTGCAAATTCGGCTTTGCCTGTGAGTGTGCCTGCTTGCATACCGCGTGAACGGCATGCATCAAGGAACTCTGGCTTTGGCGCGTACTTGCTGATTTTCTTTTGTGTGGCCATGTGCAACCTCCTAGGTTGTGTTGGGAATGTGCCACGGATATATTTATAGGGGTATACTGTACGGGGCGTGTTAAAAATATAACACTGTACAGTATAATAATCATTACCCCTTTATACTTTTTCCCATATTCTACCTATTTAAGAATTTATATATCCTTATATATGTTCACATATCGTTCAAGTCAAAAAATTTTCCCCCCAATAAAAACACATATAGATCTTTATACGTTTATAGAGGTTACCAAAAGAAATCCAAGAAATATTCCCCTACAGGTTGCAAATGACTCAAGTACCCTGATAGGTTTCCTCTTGTCAGAGAATGCTGACACCTAACAAGGAGAAATATATGACAAACAAGAAAATAGGTCCCGCCAAAGACACAAGCTCTGAAGGTCTCTACGATATGTCTGCTATAGATGATATCTATCAATCAGCCTTCAGCTCCTATGGGTCAAACAACACTGATTACAGCCACATGAACTTCGACACGGACAACTATGCCTATGAAGCTTACTAAGAACACCTCTTTACACCCTAACAATGCCAAACATATAAAAGGATTTGATATGAATATTAATGAAATGACAGAATTTAAGTCAACAACAACAATAAACCAGTACTTCTTATTAGGATCAGAGAAGTTATTTATAAATCCAATCAATAATTTCAGTAATCAGTTCAAGTATGATCACTCAATTACCCTTATCGACACACATGACAGAAACAATCTGTCTGAAGCAGAGATCAAGGCTAAAGTTAAGCAGTACTACAGGAACTTAGCCATACATTGGGAGATCAATTACCAATCAAGAGTATTCATTGGAACTGGACAAGATTGTCTATACCTATTTGATCTCTATACTAACCATGGGATCGTTTTTGATGCGGCGATTTTGATTAACTTTGATTTTAGCGCCTTCACAGAAAATGAAGTTATCTTAAAAGGTATTAAAGACCATACAAAGATATATAATTTCTATAATAATAAGAAATTCACTGATAGCAAGTTAGCCCACGTGAATCAATTCATCCCAACAAGGGTGTCTCCAGCTTTCAGTAAGCGTTTTGCACTTGAAGCAAGTGGCGTACTTACCTATGATACATATGAACTGTTGTACATGAATGAAAAATCACCAAGTGAATTCAAAATGATTGAAGATGAGTTTACTTTAGTAAGCTAATCCTACAAGAGGTTATCTAAGCCGTCTTCTGGGTTCCAGTCTTCGGCTGAGATAACCATTTGTTTAACATCATCAGGGCTAAGTCCTCTTACAATGGTTTCTGCGTCAGTTTCCATCATCTCAGCAGTCTCCAATACCATTTCCCATTGTTCCGGCTTAAAGAAGCTGATGGTTAGCTTACTCTCATCATCTTCTGCGTGAGCTGTAATAACATAGTTGTACATCTCTATCATATCTGGATCATATTCCATGAGCTGATCCATTGTTTCTGGCTCAACGTCATCACCACGTATTATCTTTTGAATCATTTCCCAAAAGTTCATGGTATCCCCTTACTCTTACCTATCATAGATAGTACCCTTATTTTACTATGTAAAGCTATCTAATTTGTTAAAAAATAAAAAATAATTTTGCGCGGAACGGCCGGAGGTTAGTATTGACTGCGTTCTATACAATTTTTAAATGACTTAGTATATTAATGAAATCATCATGATCTTTTGAATCTTGAATATAAATATCAGTTTGATCTAACTGATTATTATTAAGAATATTCTCATGTTTAACATCTAAGGTATTGACTGTATTGAAATCGTTATAATTAAATAAACGCCAGTCATCACCATTATAGTGATTCTCTACATTTTTAAAATTAATATCCATCTTGTGTGTTCACTTCCTCAATCCAGCTGTCGTTACACTCTCTGCAATGAACAGCATACTTTTCTCTGACTCCATTTACAGCTAATGTGTTAACTGTAAAGTTTGTTGGGTATGGGCATTCGATACATGGTTCAACTTTGGGTAGGTTTGCTCTCATTTTCTACCCTCAATTTAAGTTGTTCGAATAATTTCTGATCATCTTTTAGTTTACCAATTGCATTTTCTCTACCTTGAGCAAAATTTTCTCCATCTAAGAAGATCCATGCACCTTTTTGAGTAAAAATGCCAATCGATAATGCTAAATCTAAGATAGATCCGTATTGATCAATGCCTCTTCCGTAAAAAATATCAAATTCAGCAATCTTTAAAGGTGGAGCCATCTTATTCTTGATAACTTTAGCCTTAACTTTAATGCCTATTGAGTCACCTTCTTTGTTCTTAATATCTTCTTTCTTACGAAGATCAATTCTTACTGAAGCAGCATACGGCAGTGCACGTCCGCCTGGTGTTGTTTCTGGATTTCCAAACATCACACCAATCTTCATTCTAATCTGATTAATAAAAACAATGAGTGTTTTATTATCATTAGCTAGTGCAGTGATCTTACGCAATGCTTTTGCCATCATTCGAGCTTGTAAGCCCATTTGATTAGCGTCCATTTCACCTTCTAATTCTGCTTTTGGAACCAATGCAGCAACTGAGTCAACGATTATTAGACCAACGTCTCCAGTTTTTACTAGTTTGTCAACAATTTCTAATGCTTCCTCACCATAATTTGGTTGAGCAAGAAGTAAATCATCTAAATTAATACCTAGATCCATCATATAAGCTGGGTCCAGTGCATGTTCAGCATCAATATATGCACAACGTAAACCCATCTTTTGGGCTTGTGCAACTAGCGATAGTGAGATTGTAGATTTTCCAGATGATTCTGGTCCATATATCTCAACAATTCTACCTCTTGGTAAACCACCAATTCCTAAAATTTTATCTAGAGTTGGTGCACCTGTTGATATTGCTGGCCAAGTTTGGGTTTTAGCATTACCAAGTTTCATTACTGTACCGACACCGAATTGCTTATCGAGCAAAGCGATTGCCATATCTAATGCTTTTGATTCTTCCATATGTGTATTATACCATAGTTTCTTTTAGTGGTTTTCTCAAAACTGACTCAACCTCTTTAATTTTTTCAACCAATGCTTTTTGTAATTTTCTGTATTCAATTCTTGATTCATTATCCAAACCAAGCTGTGCTTGTTTTACTCTTTCAAGTGTTGCATACAACTTAAGTAAATAACTTTGATCGACAATGTTCATATATGTGTTTCCGTCTCTAGTTGCTGATATAATTGGACAGTACATTATACAGACGTTAAGCATTGAAAGTGAGACATTGTGGCAAGAAATATTGATATAGATAATGATTACAGAAGGGCAGCATATCTCTTAAAGGAGAAGATTACCACTGCAGCAGACTTGGTAAAAATATGGTCTTACGCTGGACCTTGTTCAGAGAATTGTCCGTCAATAGAAAAAATCTCAAAAAAGTAGAAAAATTTCTTGATTTTTTTTGACAAACATGAGTATAATGTCTCTAAGGGGAAAACAGAAATTAGAGAACATTATTATCTACTTCTCTTAGTGAAGAGAATCTCTTACCAGTTCCTCCAGAAACTTGCTAGACAAAGCATAAGTGGGTTACTATATAGTCCATCACCATACATTAAATTAAGGGGGTGATGATGAAAGTTTATCAAATATATGTTCCTGAGTTAGCAACTTATATAAAATATAAGGTTTTGAATCCAGAAGACATTGAATCATTGGTTGAAGAACTAGATATTAATTCTCCTAAGGATTTCAAACTTGCCGTATTAGAACACGTAATATATAATGTTAAATCAGATGTAACTGATGCACTGCGTCAGATGTCTCGTGAATCAGCAGAACGCTGCATTGATGCAATGTATAACGGCTGTGTAATGCTTAACCCCCGGATTAGATATAGATCTTTGGATAGATCTAGCTTATGCTAAATTGCCGCCATCCAACTCTTTTGATAAAGACTTCTCTGCTATAGAATCTGAGTTAGCTAAAAGATATAAAGATACTATCTTAAGTAAAGATTCAAAGAAGAATAATTCTAGTAAACATAAAAAGATTTCTAGACAAAAGTTTCTTGGTTTAGAAGGTCATTTATTAAATAACATCATAGGCCAAGAAGAAGCTGTAGACTCAGTAGTATCAGCTTTAAAAAGATCTCAAGTCGGCTTGAATGATAAGAACAGACCCTTAGGTATTTTTCTCTTTGCCGGTTCTTCTGGAGTTGGTAAAACTCACCTAGCAAGCACATTGCATAAATATCTTTTTAGTGAAGAATACCCAATGGTGAGAATAGATTGTGGAGAGTTTCAGCATAAGCATGAAAATCAAAAATTAATAGGATCTCCTCCTGGATATGTTGGTCACGATGAAGGTGGTCAACTAGTAAACCTTGTCAAAAAGAATCCTTACACAGTTGTACTATTGGATGAAGTTGAAAAAGCACATGCTGATATGTGGAACACGTTTCTTCGAGTATTTGAAGATGGCGTACTTACAGATGGTAAGGGTGAAGAAGTAAGCTTTCTTAATACTGTTATAATAATGACCACTAACTTAGGTAATGAAAAAACTGTTGATTACTTACTTAGTGGTGGAACTGGCTTTGCTAAAAATATAAATTATAAAACCTCAACTACTCAAATGCCGGCAAAAGAGATGGTTGAAAAAAATACTTTAGATGCAGTTCGCAAACACTTTAGGCCTGAATTTATAAATAGATTAGATAAAATAATTGTTTTTAATCATTTAGATAGAAGTAGCTTAGAAAAAATAGCAGAACTAGAAATGTCTATAATCATGGATAAACTTTCTAAAAAAGGCTACAGTATAAATTACACAGATGAAGTTATATCAGCACTTTTAGATAAGGGTGTAGACAGTGTAAAGGGTGCTAGAGGTTTAGCTCAAATTCGTAGAGAAAAAATGGAAGATCAATTAGCTGACATTTTAATTAAGTCAGCTCCGCCACGTGGAACCATATTTGAAATATCTTATAAGGATGAAGGTGATAATTTTATTTTCACATTAAAGAAACCTTCAAAAGCAGCAACTATCGCTTAGTTTAATTACTATATAAGTGTATTCTAAATCTATAGGAGATTCTATCATGGCAGTAGGTATGTCAAGTGCAGCTAAAATGTTTGGCCAAAATGGAACAATGGCGAAAAGGGTAGCCAGTGGTTTGCATGGCGCTGCCAATAGATTAGGTGGAGCACGGCCCCCATATGATGAGTAGGGGTGGCATGAGAAGTAGAGGGGCAGCAGCTTTGACTACAATGGGCAACTATCCAAGAAGAACTGCAGCAGGCGCCGCAGGAGCAATGGGAGCCTATGGGGCTAATCGTCGTAGGGGTAGCCAAAACTACCCAATGTACTAAAAGGGTTAACTAATGTTTCCTCGCTTATCTGGGATGTCAGCTGGTGCACGCGGTCTTGCTGGAAGAGCTAGAAGCACTGGCGGAAGAATGGCAATGGGTACAGCAAAAGGACTTGGTGGTGCTGGTGCTTACATGGGCCGGTGTTGGCACTACCGCTCATTCGTCTTTCGTTAGAGGAGCTGCCAGAGGAATTGGAAGCGGTTTAACAATGGCTTCTAGACATCCTAAATCAGTAATGGGTGCAGCTGCAGGTGGAATTGGTTACGCCGGCTATAGAAATAGAAGAGGTAGTCAAAATAATCCACTGATTGGATTGGAATAATCTAATGTTAGCTGGAGCAAGACGTTTAGCTGGTGGCGCAGGAAGACTAGTGTCTGGGGCAAGAATGCCTAGTACTAGAAGAGGTAAATTTGCTCTTGGTGCAGGAATCGGACTAGGCGGAATGGCCGCAATGCGCGGAAGATCGTCCGGGGCAAATGGTTTGCAGGGCAAGTCAAGTGGTGGAATGACAGGAATGTAATAAAAAGTGATATAATGTTATATATCTATATGTAAGGATGTTTATAATGAGTGACTGGAAGAATTTTATCAATATAAACGGTGATTTCGAATTGCCAAATTTCTTGTATCGAACAATAAATGATTTAATGAAACAAGCTTTAGATATGGGAACGTTGCTTTCAGATGACCCTTATAAATTAAGAGCTTATAAAGAGCAGACAAAAAAACTATTTAAAAATAAATGGTATGATTTAGCTCAGGCTCTAGAATTTTTTGAAATAATAGAACAGTGCTCATGTGCATCGGCAAGATTAGAAGTAAATGGCGGCAAGGATGTTTATTGTGATATATGTAAAGGTGCTAGGTTTATTATCAGCTCTGCACTTACTCCTGACCAAATGCGTGAAGTCAGCACGTTTGTCAATGCGGCGCAAAATGTAGAAGTAGCAGAAAAATTACAAAAAAGTTTAATGAAAATTCTTTCGGAACACAGATGAAATGTGATAGATGTAACTATGATCTAAATTTTGTTTATGAAGATATAGTTCAGGCTGAACAAGTCTTAACTATTCAAGAATATTATTGCCCCCGGCTGCAAAAGCTGTTTAATAGAAACTTATACTCAAGAAGGTATTATTAAATCTGAATGGATTGATTTTAATGGAAAATAATATAGAAAGATTTGAAGATAAAAATTCTTTTATGGATAAGTTTGAATCACTTCGTCCTGATTTATTTTTTCCGGATGAATGGACTGATGAGCAAAGAGAAAAAGCTGTTGAATTAGTCCGTCCACAAAAAACAAGAACATCAATGTTTTCTTCAATTCCAATGAGATGTGAAGCATCACGTTGTATTTTTGCTGAAACCTGTCCGCTTCATCAACAAAATTTAGCACCAAAGGGAAAACCATGTCCTATAGAGATGGGAATGGTTTCTCAATTTACTGGCGAATACATGGAACAATTAGACGTAAGTCCAAACAACTTAGTTGAAGTCTCAATGGTAAGAGATCTAGTTGATCAAGAAGTTCAATATTTGCGTAAAACAAAACTTTTAGCCAAAGAACATTTTATTCAAGAGAATATTATTGGTATAGATAAAGATGGTGAGCCAATTCTTAAAAAAGAATTACACTTAGCAGTGGAGCTTGAAGACAGATTACATAAAAGAAGAAAAGATTTACGTAATCAATTATTGGCAACTAGAGAAGCTAGAGCAAAAACTGGTCAAACTCAACTTGATACAGCTCAAGCTATTTCTGAGATTATTCAAAAAGTACAAAAGATTGAAATAGAAAACAATAAGCTTATTCGCAAAAAACTTGGCACATACGAAGTAGATGATTACATAGAAGCTAGCACTAAAGATTTAGAATAAATATATGAAAAATCATAGGTTGAGTCATACTCAGTTGGAAAATTTGGGTACAAAAATAAAAATTGGTCCAAGAAAAATAAGTCCAATACCCCAAAAATCACCTATAACAAATCAGTCAATTGAAGCTATGTTACGGATCTGAAACAGCTCTTGGAGAAACTTTTACAGTTGGATCTTCAAGAGGATATTTAGAAAGAGCAAAAGCTGTTGCAGACGAATATTTAGAATTAATGTTAGATCCGAAAAATAGAAGTTTATCCGGCAATGCTAGATTTAGAGGGTTAACAGATCAAGGCTTAAGGGATAATATAGAATTTACTGTTCAGGCAGAAAATTTAGATTTATCATTATTAAATAAATCAGCTGCAGATAAAATATACAGATCATATAGAGAAAAAGCACTTTCTTTAGATCAAACATTTACAAATTTAGGAATGCCAGCAATGTCACTTCCTTCAGAAAGTCCATATAGGCACTTTCTAAGATATATTGTTGATCCATTCGGTGCCGGTGATCCTAAAAACGGAATTCACCCGGCAACTCTTAACTTAATGAGAACATCATATGGCCCAACACATGACGCAACAACTCTTGAAGATATTACAACTGGTAGAAATAGAATGAGATCTCCGTTCTCTCTTGAAAGACTCCATGAAAGAACTAAAAAATTTTTTCCAGAAGGACTGCCAACTTCTTATGAAGATTCCATAGCCAAGAATGCTGACGGAAGAGTACTTAAGCCAATGAATCATTTAGCTTTTGATAAAGGAAAAACATATACAGTTATAACATGGGACACTGAAACAACTGGATTAACCCCAGAATCTCAAATAAGAGAAATAGCATTAGTAAAAAGAACTGTTACTCACAATGCAGATGGGACAATGACTAGTAGTGCACCGGAAATATTAACTAGTAAAAGTTTTTCTTCCGACTTAATGGACATAGCTGGATATGTTGATAAAGATGGAAATACTATGTCTTTATCAGAAGCTGCATTTAGAGCTGAAAGAGGTGGTGTAGTAGACCCTGCCGATTTAGCTAAATTTAAGTCTGCATACAAAGACGGTGGTACTGGAGCTGTTGAAAGTTTTAAAGAAGTTTTAAGACTTTTTACAAATGAGGGCGATGTTTTAGGAACAGGTCTAGGAGCTGAAAACTTAAGAATAGAAGGTCATAATGCTGAAGCTTTTGACTTAGATAAACTTATAGGAACGCTACAAAGACTTCCAGCTTTCCAAGAAGATGATGAAGCAAAAGGTTTGTTAAAAAAATTCTTACACTTAAGATCGTCCAAATCAGATTACATGCTAGATACGTTAGATAGCGCAAAAATTGCTATTGGAGCACAGCAGTCTGAACTACAAAGAATTATGAGAAGTAGCGGACTGGAGCTATCTGAAGATTTACAACATGGACTGTTGTCTTCTTTTAGTATTTCTCCAGAAATGTTTGGCGGAGCAAAAGGTACTGAGTCATTAGAGAATTTATTTTTAAACACAAACTTTTTTGAGCTATTAGAAGGTAGAGCTGGGGTAGAAGGAATAGATACCTTAACTGGCTTAATGGAAACTCGCGGTACTCACACCGCAGAAGTTGACACGATGCTTAACGCATATATTAGTGATTTCATTAACAATAATGAACTTAGGATTAGAAGACTTCCAACTGCCGGAATGCCACCATCTGGATTAAGTGACGCAGCAGCAAAAGAATATACAGATAAAGCCGCGGACTTAGAAAATTTATTTAAGACTCATGGTTTCATGAAAGAAAATAGGTCAATGACCGCCTTTGAAAAATTCATGAGAGCAAGAATTAGAAGAAGTAGCGCCGTAACTCCAATAACAAATATATCAGATATGAGTAGAGTATCTGATGATGTTTTCCAATTCCTTAATACGGAATCAGGAATGCAAAAAATATCAATGTCTGTTACTCCTGATTATTTAGCAAGGTTAGAAAGTAAAGGAATTAATCTTGGTATCAGAGCGGAAAATCTATCAGTACCTGGTACTCCATTAAACGTTATGGACGAAGCTTCTGCTGGAAGCATTTATTATAGTCCAAAAGCAAATGATGGTAAGGGAGGGTATGTATTTTCTAATTTTGAATCTAGGGGAGTTAAGGGAGTAGCTGGATTCCAAGAACTTGATAATGACCAAGTTGCAAAAGCATTTAAATTTGCATTAGACGAATCTAGAAATGGAAAAAAAGTACCCGTAAGCATTGGAGGTAGTAGATCAATTGCAGCAAACGCGAGTACGGAAGCTTTATCTAATATTGGGATAACTGAAATAGAAGCAACAGAACTTGACCAAATGATAAGGGCTAGAAAAGGGCTTGGGTCATTGGGTACGCCAAGATCCTTGCCAAAGGATGTAACTGGTCTATCTAAAGCACTGGGCACTACATCAGAACTTTATGGATTAAAAGCTGGCGGATTTGCTCCGGCAGTTGTTGGTGCAAAAACTGCTGAATATTCACAAGCATTAATAGATAGAGGATTACCTTACGCTACTTATGATGTTAGAAGTAGAATAATGGCAGCAGGTGAAGCTAAGGCCACTTCAGGAATAGGTCAAACTTTAATAAGAAGAATGTCAGAAAAAGGAGATTTAACGTTTGCCGCATTAGCAGAAAAAGATTTAAGTAAGTTATCTGACATTGGTGTGCAGTTTACAATGGGCCAAGGTAAGGAAAATATTTTTGGTATACAGAGAAGATCAAAACTTGGAGAACTTTTTGATGTATCTGAAAATTCATATTTTAGAACACCTGTTACTGGTACGCCATCAAAACAAGCAAGTAGAGTTATTGTAACTGCAGATGATCTTTCTAAACTTATGATACGAGAATTTGATAAAAGTGGTAATGTAACTGGTGAAATTAAATTTGGAAGTCAAGAATTTATAGAAAATGCAAATTTAAATAGATTTATAGATTCAACTGTTCAGGCAACAGATGCAGAATTAGGAGCTACAATTAACAGAGCTTTTGCTCCAAAAAACTTAAGTAGACTAACTACTGAAGATTTAGCTGAGCAAGTTCTATCTGGAAACATTAGAGCTTTTAATAAGCTTAAATCAACAGAGGGTTCTTTTGTGTCTACAGCTTTGCAAGAAGAAGCAGCAGCTTTAGCTAAAAATATTTTTGGTGAACAAGAATTATCTCCAGTAGGGTTAAAAGAAAGAATGCAACAACTGTCTGAAGTAGCTGAATTAGCTACAAGAGAAGCTAGAGAAGGTAGACTAAGAGAATTAGCAGGAAAAGCAGATCCAGATGTTGTTATCGAAAACTACGGAAAAACAGTTAAAACTATAGCAAATAGAATAGAAGAATCATTTATAACTGGAATGAAAATAACTGGAGGCGATGCAGTAGAAATAATAAACAAGGGAAGATTAGCTCAAGGTATTTCTGGGGTAATGGATACGGACGTTGCTTTGAAGAGTAGACCTCACAGACTTATTAGCACAATGAGTACTGAAGACGATGGGGTTCTTGGTTATATGATGTCTGGTTCAGTTACCGATGATATGGATACCGCAGCAAGAAGTGCAGTAAGCATTTCTGGTGAAGCAGCTGATGCTGGAGTAGCAAGAGCTGCAGAAGACGCTGCAGCACGCGCAGCGCTCATTGATTCCGCGTCATTTGTAGATGATATTAAACCAACATTACCAGGTCTTAATGAGGGTGAAAAGTTTGCCAGTGAGGCAATTGCTGTTGGCAGAAAAGTCTATGAATCTAATAAAGGAAAGTTTGCATTAGGAGCTTTAGCTTTAGCTGGAGCCGTTACTGGATATAAAATAGCTAAAAGAGGAAACGAAAATGATCTCTATAGCGCTACTATGGGACCAGCACCAGTTGAAGAAGGACAAAGACCTTACGGTATACAAGAAGCTTTAATGGGCAATGGTCAAACTTCAAGAAGAAAAGATCCATTGTTTACAGCTGGTATTGTAGGAAATCTAGATAGGCAAAAAATAGGTCATACATCGATGGGTTCTAATAAAAATAGTCACTTATTTGGAGATAGATAAATGTCACTTTTATCAAGTATAGGTAAAACTTTATATAAAGGTGCAACAACTAAAGCTGGTGCAGGCTTAATAATAGGAGGCGCAGCTGTAGCAGGTATTGCAAAAAACGCAGCACCAGCTGCAAGAGACGCAGCAATGGATGTTGCTTTTGGTGACCCTAATGCGGATGAAGCATTTCTTGGAAGAAAATTAACACCAGGTGCAGTTTTTGATGCAGCAGTTCCTGGTTCACATACAGGCAGGAACACAATAGGTGCTATGGGCGCAGGAGCGACAGTGGGAGCCGTTATTGGTGGTATGGCTAAAGGTTTCAAGGGTGGAGCATTAGGAGCTGCATTTGGAGCAACAGCTGGATTAGCTGGAAGCGCTGCAATGGGCATTGGTTACATTAATCGAAATGAAAGATTCATAAATGAATCACCATATGTTGGAACTAGAAGATTAAATAGAGATATGACTTATGGTGGAAAAATGTATGGTCAAAGAAATTCATCTTTAGAAACTGCGCAAGAACTTAATGCAGATGGAAATATAGTTCTCGGCATGCATAACCTCAGAAGAGGTGGTTAAATATGAGTGACATAAGCGGAATGGTTGACGAAGCCTCTCAAATCCCAGGAGCAATGGGTAAAGTCTTAGGCCGGAATGGAAGCAACTGCAGCAATACAAAATCCACTTTTATTATTTGGCTATGGTTCATACAGGGCTCAAAATACAATTCTTAAAGGTGGTTTCTTAGATAATAAAAGAGGTGTTGGACGGAAGGTTTAGCCCTAACCTTGCAGCTAGATCTAGAGCAAAGTTTAGACCTTTCGTAGGAAATGCATTAGATCCACTTGGACCACAGGGTGCTAATCAATTTGTTGGTGGAAGAAATATATTTGGTAGAACGACTAGAAGAGGAGAAAAGCTAGCAAGAGGTCGGAAGAAGTGCAATTAAATCTGGCACAGATGATTTAACTAAAGTAGGATCTAACTTTAAAAGATTTAGAAGAGGAAATTTAACCGCAAATCCTAAAGCATTCTTCAGAGATCCAAACCTTTCTAGATTTGGAGCAGGACACAATAGGGGCTTTATGGCACCGAATGCCGGTGGAGGATTAGCCTCGATAGGTAATATGTTGACTAGAACTTCGAAAGAAGCAAACCCAACATTTAGCGGTGGAGTTTTTGGAAGATTAGGAGCTGTTTCTAAATTAGAAAGAAGAGCAGCTACTACTCGTTCAACTGCTCGTGGAGACTTGAATCTTGCAAGAATAGCTAAGATGAACGGGGCAGTCTCAACAGAAGTTTATGCTGCAGCGGGAAGTCGTCTACCAGCTGTTAGGAATCCTGCCACGGGTAGATTCATGAGAAACCCAGCAAACTTTTCGACCCAGGTAACACCATTAGGAACGCTAGTAAACAGAGCAGCTGCAGGTGAGGCTTTGTCGGTTGGTGAACGTAGAGCCATGACTGCAGCAGGCGTAAGAGGAACCGCTAGTAGATCTTTTATGGAGTATGCCTTTATGTCAGGAGGTGGCCTTGATTTTATGTCATCTCAAGCTTTAGGCGCTACTGCCAAAACATTTGGAACGGGAACACTCACTTTAACAGATAATGCGGAAAAAGTAGTTAGAGGTTTAGCAAAAGGCATTCATGGAAATGGACAATTTGGAGTAACTGTTGCTAATAGACTTGGTATGGCAATGCCAATGACTGAGCTCGGTGCAGCAAAAATGGGTCAAAGACTTTTGGGAGAAGGTATTTATAAAACCATGGGCGCCCGAGGAACATTGCAGGCAGTAAAGTATGGTGGAGCAAAAGTTGGAATGGCTGTTGGAGCAAGAGCTGTAGCTGCAGCTGTTCCTGGTCTTAACTTAATATTTGCGGCAGATATGGCTTATCAACTTGCTAAGCTTGGTGGATTGGCTGTTAAAGCTGGAATCAATTTTGGTAAAGATGGAATGAAGTCAATGCAAGGTAATATGCATACCGGAATCTTTGGAGCAGGATATAAAGATGATGAAGTTAGAGCAACCTCTAGAGCTAGAGGTGTTTCCGCAATTCAAAACAGCAGACTAAATGCTAGATCGTTACTTGGATCAGAAGGTGCGATGATGGCTTCGCATTTCGGGTAGAATATACTATGGACAAAACTCAAGAATTTCGTAAAAGATTAGAAGGTTTACCTAGAGACGATCTTTTAGAAATCATTAACGCTCAAGATCCAGAATACTCAAAACAGGTTAATAGAATTGAATGGGTTTTTAAGAATAAATTAAGTCACATAAACTGGACAGATGGAACACCAGTTGAAGGTAGAGAATTCACAAACAGAGAATTAGCTTTATTAATCGATGAACCATTTGAAGTTGATAATAACTTATTAGACATGCGGAATATCTGCTGATCAACAAAGGCAAATACACATTTCTAAAGATCCATGTAGATGGGCAAAACATTTTCTTCAAGCAGAAACAAGAGTTTATCAAACTTTAATTTTGCGCGATCCAGCTTTGAGAAAAGTATTAAGAGCAGGTCGTCGTTTAGGAAAAACTTTCAGCATGGCTATTGCATTGCTTCACTATAGCTACACCCATAAAGACGGCAGGTGCCTAGTTATTGCACCAATGAAATCGCACGTTGAATTAATTTATCAAGAAATTCTTAGATTAGCTTCTAAGAATGAAATAGTAATGAATTCAATTACGAGAAAAGTAACCAGTCCTCAGTTTATGATTCAGTTTTCTAATGGATCTACAATTAGATTCTTTACATCTGGCATGCGTTCAGGTGGAAAGTCAGACGTAGCCCGTGGTCAAGAAGCACACGTGATTGTGTTGGACGAAATGGACTACATGCACGCAGATGACCTTGACGCGCTCTACGCGATGCTACAGAAGACCGCAGAAGACCAACCCGATAAAATACTCATTGGAGCTTCAACGCCAACTGGTAGAAGAGAAAGATTCTGGGAATGGTGCAGAAGCGCTAGATTCCAAGAGTTTTGGTTTCCGTCATATTGCAACCCATATTTTTCAAAAGAACAAGAAGATGAATTTAGAGAGCAATACTCAGAGATGGGTTATCGTCACGAAATTGAAGCAGACTGGGGCGAAGACGCAGAAGGTGTTTATCCTAGAAAGTTTATAGACAAAGCTTTCATAGATCCATCTTGGGACTATACTCCCGAAATACAATCAGCTAGATCATTCTATACAATTGGAGTTGACTGGGATAAGTACGGTGCTGGAACAAATATAGTTGTATTAGAAACCTGTAACGAAAATTATGAAGATGAAAGATTTAGAAATAAAGTTAGAGTTGTATATAGAGAAGAAATTCCTAAATCTGAATACACATTAACAAATGGAGTTAATAGAATAGTTGAATTAAATGAATCTTTTAATCCAAAACACATTTATGTTGACAGAGGATATGGAGAAGTTCAAGTAGAACTGCTTAGGAAGTATGGAACAGAAAATCCAAAATCAAATCTTAGAGATAGAGTTAAGGGAATAGGATTTGGCGAAAGCATTGAGATAAGAGATCCATATACCAAGCTTCCAATTAAAAAAGAAATTAAACCATACATGGTAGATAACCTAACTCAATATCTTGAAAGAGAAGCTATCTTGTTTCCAGTTTCAGATGAAGAACTTTATATGCAGTTAATTTCATATGTTGTTGTTAGAACTACTCAAACCGGAAGGCCTATATTCGAAGCTGGTGGATCAGCTATGGATCACGCTCATGATGCGCTAATGCTAGCACTTCTTGCTATTACTCAAAATTATGGAGACTTTAGTAAATTAAAGGTAGCAAGAAATACAGAGAGTTTCTCGAATACATTCTTTATGCCAAAGGCGAATAGTGTATCTGACGATGGGGATAAAGAAGCACCTGCATCTGGTATTATGGTAACCACTAAGAGAAACTCTGACTTGATGCCAGGTATCAGAAAAGGGAGACCTGCAAAACGTGTTTCTAGAAAAATGTTTTAGGTAAAAATATGTCATTAGTTAATAATATAGATAATCAGCTTTCAACAGAGCAAAAAGTAACATTAGATTATTCAACAACTGAATCGTCTTCTCGTAGCTCAACTGAATCAGCTTTTGCTAGGAATGGACCAAATTCCATTCTTCGCCAAGCCGGAGTATCATATGGTAATGATCAGCCATATTCAGTTCCCTTACAGTCTCTTAAGCAAGAAGCAAAAAATAGTATTTCTGACTTACTTAAATTCTTAAAAGATTTAGAAGATTTGTTAAGACAGGTAAAATTAGATCCTTTAAATAATCCAAACTTAGAAGAAGCACACGCATATGTTTGGGATGAGATTAATAAAGTTGATCACCCATATCCTAAAATAGAGATAGAAGGATATGCGGGTACCCTAAAATATCCTAGGCCACCCTTTATATGCTTTGACCAATATCTTTATGCGGAAGGAGTTCAAACAAGAGGCTATAGAAAATTTGTAAAAGAATATGATAACTTAATATCAAATACTACATTTGGTCACATCTACGACTTTAGAGAAATTATTAAGTACTTAGTAAACGAAACTAATTGCATCATAAGTTCATTAGGTGCAGATTTTGGAGATAACTATGAAGATGACTCACAACAACAGGTCGCGTCGTACTACTTGTACTGGCTCAAAATGGCAATCCACTATAAGGAACTCTTTGCCGAATCAATCAAATCATCGCCAACAGGTTTGCCAGAAACCGAAGTGGATAAAACAACTAAAAAGCAAGCCGCTCAATTTCAAGCATTTTTTTCTATCAAAGTAAACTCTTTAACGAATATGGTAGACAGTCAGTTGGATACTCTTCATAAAGATTTAGTAACTAACTGCAATGTATTTTATAGCAAGTATTTAAGTCCATCACTAAGATTTAAAACAAAAGTTGTTGCTGATTTTGCTTTAGATATAAGAACCACAAGTATGAAAACAGAACTACCTACTTTATCAGAAGAGGCAGCAATAGCACTATTAGCCGCAGAGGGCAACTTTAAATCAGTCTTAACCGACTTATTAGAGAGAAGAAATAATACATCTGCGAAGATAGATTCCTTGTATCAATCTATAGTTCAAAGAAGAAAATACACAAGCTTTATATCTCAGCTATCTATGAAAGCTGTAAATAGAGAAAGAATTGTTACTACGGAAACAGATTCAAATTATGCTTCTTTGCTTTCTGGCTTATTTGTAGATGAGTCTCAAGTTAACTCATTAAAATCTAGCCATGCCTTATTAGATGATTTAAACGAAGATAGTCATCCTCAGTATTTAATGAAGTCTGGCGGAGCAATAATCGGAGATATAACAATAGAAAATGATGCAAGAATAGATGGAGTGCAAATAGGTGGGCATTCTCATTCTGGATCAGATGGATCTAAAAGAATAAGATCCATAGACATAGACTATGAGTCGGTAAGAAATGAAATTAATTTACAACAAATAAATTCAGCCGCAAAAGAAGTTGTTATCAAAATCGACTCCATTACACCTGATATACTTACAGGTGGAGTTCCAGTCGCAGATGTGAATATTAGTATTGATATACCAGATGAATTTAAGGATAAATACGATTTTGAAATATTATACATAGAGTTGTGACATGAGCTGGTTCAAATATTTAGACAACACAAGCAATTTGGCGGCAAGTCCCCAACAAAAGGTTTATAACATTCCGCCATTAAAAAGGCGGAATAGTAATAGACCAATTAAAGGACTATATTGTTGCCAATGATTGGTTATTTGCAGACATCGGAAACAATGAATTAAATTACGTATACAATAGTAGCCTTCTTAAGGTTGAGCAAGATCATTCATATTTAGTTGTTTATGAAAACTCCAATGTTTCAACATCAGAAGCTTCAACTCCTGTAGTCACTAAAATTGTTGACGGTATATTATATTTTAAAGCTGCAAAGAATCATGAGGCAGATACTCTTCCGGATGGAACCTATAGTGTCTATTATGGATCAGACTACATTAAATATATTCACGCAACTCCAGTTACAGCAAATTCAGTAACATCCTATGAATACGTAGAATATTCAAACAACATCATTAACTCACTAGAAGCAAGTCCTGGCTATAGTCTTTACTATAGTGCAACTCCACCAAGCATTGACCTGTATGACACTGAGATTAATAAAAATTCTATTGGATACTATAGATTGGCATACTTCAATGACGGAACGGATTGGGTTAATAATCTATCAAAAAAAGTCGGATCCAAGATAGTCGGAACTTTCAGTGGACCAAATATTAAAATAACCGGTGCAGTTGGTCCAGGATATGGTAAGTGTAAAATTAGAATAACTACGAAATATGAATCTTCAGTAGAAACTGAAAATATAGTTTTGGATTGGTACGAAATTGATTGTTATTCAACTGAAGAAAAAGAATCAATAATTTTTCAGAAAAATGATTTAGAATATCTTGATTATACTTTAGAGATTGAAACTTTATCAGATAAAAATATTTTATCAGGTAACAATCAAATATTTATAAGTAAAATAAGTTTTTTAAGAAATTTTTACTTTTCTTTAGATGATCAAGAAATAAATCCAGATTTAACGTTTAAGTCGATAGGAGGTTTGAGATAATGACTACAATTAAAAAAACTATACAAAATTTAAAACCTGGAAAACAGTATCTCTTAACGGTTAAACCAAAAGATGTAGAATTAAACGTTGTCTTAGATCCAGCTTCAGCTATTAGATTCACTATTCCATCTGACCTTACTCAGCCGGCAGATTTGGGTAATTTAACAATAGTCGGTAACTACAAGTCGATAATGATTAGCTTTAATCCTTCTAATGAATCAGACCTAAGAGGATATAACTATGAAGTTTATCTTCCTGAAGACATTGCTCAAAGCGGATCTACATATGTGATCATTAGTGGATCAACTCCATATCTTTCTGGCTTTTCCGCTTCAAACGTTATAACTGTTGATGTTCCACAAAACTCTGAAAGAACAAATCAAGTAGATGCAAATACTGGTGTCACAACTCCTGTCACAACTCCAAAAATTTACTTTGCCAGAGTACAATCTATTGATACATCTGCGAATAAATCTGCATGGACTCCTATAGTTGCATCTACTGCTACAACTTTTATTGAATCGGCGCACATTATAGATCTAACTGCATCTAAGATTACAGCTGGAACAATCGGTGCACACACCATTACAATGGCTGGCGGAACATCTGTAATCAAGTCTTCTACATTTGATGGAGATGATGTTGGTGGAGGAAGTTATGCAAATGCCACAACCGGATGGTTAATCAATGGTAGTGGTAGAGCATACTTCTACGATGCAACAATTGCAGGAAGTATTGATATTGGAGGATATGACTCTGGATCTTTCCACGTTGATAGTGATGGAAATCTTTGGTCTGGTTCTGGAACTTTGGTGAACGCACCATTCAAAGTTTCAAAAGAAGGTGACGTTACAGCCAATACAATAACCACTAAGAATTTAACTCTTACTGGCAGTACAGTAATGTCGAGTAATTCAAAAATTTTTCTTGGAACAGGAGTTTACAATAATACTAATACTCCATTTTATGTTGATAGCAGTAATCAGTTTTCCTTGGGTAATAAACTTACATGGAATGGTTCTAGTTTATCGATAGACGGTAGTGTCACTATTGGTGGAACAGCTGGTAATGATCTTATAACGGGCGAAGAAGTAAATGCCAATGTTACAAGTATTACTGGTAACGTTATTACAACTGGAAGGGTTCAATCTTCAGGCGGTTCTTCTTATTTGGATATAGATAATGGAACTTTTGCGTTGGGCAATAAACTTACATGGAATGGAACTACCCTCGCTATCAGTGGAAACGTAACTGCCACTAGTGGATCAATAGGAGGAATATTAATTGAAGCAACAAAGATAAGTAAAGACTGGAGTTGGACTGGGGCTGGGGATGACTCTAGCGCCACTGGCATAGAGATAAACAGCAATGGTGTAGCAAAGTTCACACAAGTAAGTGCTCCTAGAGTTGGACTTGAACAAGAACTTGGAGCATATCTAACTTTTGGTAATCAAATAAGAGTTGTTATTTCTAACGCCACCACAAACCCAACTGGCGTTTTTACAGTAAGGAATATTAGATATTCAACTGATGAACCAACAGTGAATAATAGCCAATTAAAAGCTGGAGATATATGGTTGTCCTAGGATTAATATGGCTGTAAAGATGAGAAATAGCACCAACGGTGGTTGGCTCAATGTTGCGACTATAAAGATAAGAAACGCAGACAACAATGGCTGGCACACTGTTAATTCTGGAAGAATTTGGAATGGAGCTGGTTGGAATAAATTTTACCAAAGAATAACAACGACCGCTCCTACGGTTTCCGCAACCACAGTAACTACGAATGCCATAACATGGACAATCACCCAAGCATCAACTACTCAATTTGCAGAGTTTCCTTCTCAATTTCAATATTATACAGTTCGTCCAGATGGAACAAGAAATCCATTGACAGGATATAGTTATACTGATGCTAGAGTTGCATTTATATCTCTTACTGGATTATCGCAAAATCAAACAGCTAGTCTTTATTATAGATTAATGTATGAAGATGATACAGCTGGAGATAACAGTGACAATACTTATTACCCAGAAAATGAAACATATATTCTAGAAGAAACTACAACTGATTCGGTAACTGTGGAAAATCCAACAGTAACTGGAGCTGGATCAACCGCTCCAAATAAAGTAAGCTTTACAGTTGATTACCATTCAGCAGATAATTTTAATTGGGTTCTTACTAGAAATTCCGATGGTGAATCTGTTTCCAGTGCAACAAACGTAACAAATGGAACTTTAACCAATCTTACAGTTCCTTATCAAGATACTCAATATAAATTAGCTGTTACGGCAAATTATGAAACAGATTTTTCACCAAAAGAAACGACTTTTGCAGTCGGTTATCAAACAAGCGATGCAGTCACTACAGCTGCTGCAGTGATAACCACATCTGGAATAACATCAAATAGTATAACTTGGAATATTGATCTCCAAGGAGCAAACCGCTACGCATATTTTTTATTTAAGAATAACACCGGTACAGCAGATCCATTTGATTTATCTTCTACAGCAGCTTCAGTTACCACTAGTTCCTTATCATCAAATACATCTTATACATTAAGGGTTACCAGTTACTTTACCGATTATGGTTCCACTGCTACTGTAAATACTAGCAAAACTGCATCAACTGAGGTCTTTGTTCCAACAGCACCAACTATAACATTTAATACAAGAGGTTACAATTTTATTAAATGGAATATTACTTCATCAGGAACTACAGAATGGAAAACTGCAACGACTTTATCCGGATCTCAGACTGCTCCTTTTACTACCGTTCAAGGTTCTACAGTTGCAACTATAGCAGTGCCGATATCCACTGCTGTAACAACTTATCACATCAGCGCTAGAGTTTATGCTGCAACCGGAGAAGTATCAGCTTGGGCTACGGCTTCTGCAAACAAAGTTGCGTTTACAAACCCTTCAGTAACACTTGGTTCAGTAGGAAGTCTTCCTAATGGCAATCGAACATTGACATGGAATATAAACAAAGGCTCTGGAACAAATATTAGCTATGAAGTAAGAAGAGGTAGTACACTTTTAGATTCAGGAACAACAACCAGTGCTTCATACACTTATACTAATGCTTCGATGCCAGCTGGAACGTATACATTATATTATAGATCACGCATAGCTACAGTATTATCCAGTCCAGATTTTTGGGCACCAACTTATGCAGAAGGCACGTATGTAAACTGGCCCGGCATAGGACACACAATATCGTAATTTAAGGAAAAAATATGAACCAAGAAAACACAAATATATTGACACAAGCAGTGTCAGTTGTTAGATTTTTAAAACAACAACTTATAACTGGTCGTTCCGGATATGAGCTTAATGGCATTGTTTGTCCAACTCCACAAAGAATAAATGTGAATGTTGAAACTGGAGAGAGCTCCCTAAGTAAGGAATACGAGTACGGTGTTAAAACAAGCTTTAGTATAAAAGATGTTGATTTAAACGCGCTAGAAACAGTGCTGGAAACCATTAGAGATTATATAGACAAAGGAAATAACATAGATCAATTTATTAATAATATTCAAAAAGAAATGGATGATAAAATTATTAAAGATGATATAATTCAAGAAGAGCTTAGAGAATTTTTTGAGTTAGACGATCAAGAACAAGTTTAATTATGGTATACTAAGAAAATGTCTAAAGCAGAACAAAATAACCTTGAAATAAATACAGAACAAGATAATGATTCCAACTTAGATATTGGTCTTGTTATCTCAATTTTTCAAGAAAAACTTAGCACTTTGATGACCGAGTTGGTAATTAAAGAGGCTACAATTAAACATCAATCAAATATCATAAGAAAGTTAAAAGGACAATAATATGAGCGAAGTAACTGAAACAGTTGAACCAAAAACAGATTTTGTAGTTGAGATTAAGATCAGCGATAAGAATCTGTCTTACAAGAGTGACTTTACAGAAGCTGAGACAGTTTTCTGGCTTGAAGCTGTAAAAGATCTTATTATCAAGAAGACCTTTGAAGCCGCAGGAATATTAGAAAAACAATAAATTACAGCCTAGACAAATTGAGTCTACTATTAGATATAGGCTTAAATAAGGACGTACCATGGCAATTAGGGATTACCTACCATTTCAAACAGTAGATAAGGATCTTACCTTTTCTGATAAGGCTTTAGCACCAGAACAGGTAAAGGGTCTATCTAAGGCTATGAAGATAGCATCGCTTGCTCTTGGTTTTCAGGGTACCAATTATTACTTCAATAATAGAGCTACCTTTGAAAGACCGGCATATGACTTTGAAAGGCTAATGCAGGCTGTTGATACGGATTCTTACGTTAAGCAGGCTATGTCTAAGTATAAAGATCTTTTTTGGAAAGAGGGTTGGGAAATAGTTTCTGAAAACCCAGAAGCTATTTCTTATCTTCATCAAAGAATAGATTTCATGGAAATAGCAATGAAGAGACCATTTGTTGATTTCCTAATTGAAGTCTCAGATCAACTCTTCAAATTTTCGAACGCTTTTATTGTTAAAGCAAGAGGTGATTTGAATGAATATTTTCCAGATAAACTAGCACCTATGACTGGAGACCTTCCAGTAATAGGTTATTACCTAATTCCTACTGAACAGGTAAGAATATTTAGGGATAAGCACAACAGACCTAAATCATATAGACAAGAGACAGACCCGCTTACCTATATGCCACTTGAGGGAAATCCAGTTTGGACTGCAGAAAAAGTAATTCATCTTCACTTTGATAGAAAAACTGGTAGAGCATTTGGTACTCCATTTTTGATCAATGTGCTTGATGACGTTATTGCTCTTCGTCAAATTGAAGAAGATATTCAGAATCTTGTTCACAGAGAATTATTTCCACTCTATAAATATAAGATTGGAACCGCAGAGCAACCAGCTGAGCCAGAAGAGATTGAGCAAGCAGCTATAGAAATAGAAAATTTAAGAGCTGAAGGTGGTTTGATTCTTCCGTTCAGACATGATGTGGAAGTCATTGGATCACAAGGATCTGCTCTTGATGCAAGCCAGTACTTAAATCACTTTAAAGAACGTGTTGCAATTGGATTGGGTGTTGCGCCTCATCATCTTGGAATGTCAATGAATGGTGGCAACAGATCTGTTACTGAAAGATTAGACGTTGCACTTTATGACAGAATTAAGCAGATGCAGAAGCTGTTTTCGGAGATGGTAAGATTAACTATATTTAATGAATTATTATTTGAAGGTGGCTTTGATCCAATCTCTAATCCAATGGAAACTGGAAATTCAGATAGGTGCTACTTTAAGTTTAAAGAAATAGATGTTGATACGCAAGTTAAAAAAGAAAATCACGTCATTCAAAAATATGTATCCAACTTAATTACCTTAGATGAAGCTCGCATAGAATTAGGATATGATTCCGACATTGACATGAATAAGACACATGCATCAATACAAAGCGATATTCAAGTCGACGCAACTAATGCAACTGCCCAAGCTCAAGCTAAGGCACAAGGGACAGGTAAAGCACCTGAACCAAAAACATCTGATGGTCAAAAATCTGCTGGACCAGGGCAGAAGAATACACCAAACAATAAAAGAGGCGTTGGTAACGCTATGAGGCCAATGAATCAAAATGGAAGAAAAACTTCTCCGGACATTAAAAGATATGATAATAATTTTCTATCAGTAATTGAATCTCTGTTGGATAGCGAGTATACTGTTATAGAATCAGACGTTGAAAAGGATAAGAATGATGTTTAATGTAAATGATAAGATCACAAGTAGCGATAACACAGAAGCAGATGCTCTTTTAGTATTTAGAAAAGCAGTTAGCAATGGTCAGACTAGATTAGCCCTTGAGGCTTTGGTGGATGTTATCGATTCTATAGTTGAATTTCTTACTTCAGAACCTGAAGAAGAAACAGTAGAACAAGTCGTACCAGCTGCACCAGCAGTGAATGTTAACGCTGTTGAAATCAAAGAAGAAAAGATTGAAGCAACAAGCACAGAAGTTAGCACACCTACTAAGAAGAGTGTGAAAGAAACAACAAAATCTATTTCAGAGTAGTTTATGATTGAACTAGTGATTGGTTGTCCAATCTATCAAAGAGATTGGATATTTCCTTATTGGATTTCTTGTATAGAAAATCAGAATATTGATTTTTCAAAAACTGCTTTTATATTTGAAGCATCTCCAGATGATGAAAAAACCATAGAGATGTTAGTTAAGTATAGGAATGCAAGACCAGATATACCAGAGTTTATTCTAGATATAAAACAAGACATTCCTCATTTTTCTCACGATGAAGGAACAAGAACTTGGAGTATATCTAAGTATCAAAATATGGTTAATTTAAGAAATTCTCTTTTGTCAAAAGTCAGAGATATTAATCCAAACTATTTTTTTAGCTTAGATTCTGACATACTATTAACTAATGAAAATACGATTCAATTACTAGTTGCACACGTAAACTCTGGCGCAGATGCGGTGAGTCCATTAATGTTTATGACTCCAACAAATATAATGTATCCAAGTGTAATGAACTGGATAAAAGAACCTGGTGGTCAAGCTTATCGTAAAGAAAAATATCCACTTGGTGAGTATTTTCAGTCAGATGTTATTATGGCAGCAAAAATGATGTCAAGAGACGTATATAAGAATGTTGACTATTCACTCCATACACAGGGTGAAGATTTGGGCTGGTCTGGAAACGCAGCAAAAATGGGCTATAAGCTTTACTCAGCATCTTACCTTTATGCTCCACACATAATGCATAAGCGAATGATGCAAGATTTTCTCTCAAATGGAGATTCTAGGGGTAATTTTTTTGCAACAGCATAAAAGTATGATATCTTTATATAAGATTGTTTAATCTTATAAAAGTTAATTTACTATTGATAATACATTAAAATAAACGGAGCGTTAAAATGGCATTTGATTTTGTTGAAAGTTTCACACTTCAACTTCCTGACCTATCAGGATTGGAAAATGATTTTTCCGAATCATTCAGTAAGAACCACGGTCTCATTATAGAGGTGGCTGCCATACATGAACGGACTAACTGCTAATTATAATAACTACTCAGCAGCAGAATTAGAAAAGGCTCTTCAATCATGGGTTGAGCCATACCCTAAGCCTATTATTTTAAATCACGATTTAAACTCTGAGCCAATTGGCAGAATCATTGCTGCTAAGATGGACAAAGAGCAAGACGGTGCACCATATGTAAGATTGCAGGTAGCAATCACAGATCCATTGGCTGCTCAGAAGATCTCAGATAAGAGATACCTGACTGGATCAGTTGGTGGAAGAGCCGGCAAAGCAGTCTGCTCAATTTCAGGTGAAGACCTAGCTGCTGAATCAGCAGACGGCAGACCAAAGACAGCTAAATTTAAGCGTGGTCAAGTTTATAAGGGTAAACTTGCTTTCGTTGATATGCAAGACATTTCTTTTAAAGAATACTCATTTGTTAACCAACCAGCGGATCAAAGGTCTAGTGTAAGAGCTTCTAAAGCTATTGATGGATCAACTGTTGTAACTGATTCAGAAAATTGGACAGCAAAAAGCACAGCCTTTATTTTACATATGGATAAAGAAGATATAACCACTGTGGAAGAGAATGAGTCTATTTTAAAGGGTATGAAGAAAAAAGAGTCTAGACCACTTTATCTTCATGTTAAAGGAGCTTTTCTTACGGCTTTGGCCTTTCAAGAAAGTGAAACTGCAAAGGCTGATAATACTGCGTTACTATCAGAAAAGAATATTATTGACGAGGAGAATGTTGAAATGGACGAAATCGTTAAAGGTGATGATGTTTTGGCTACTGTCGAAAATCTAAGCCAAGACCTGTCAGCAATTGCTACAGCACCGAAAGAAGAATCAGAAGAAACTCCTTCACAAGAAGAAGCTTCTGTAAATGTAGAATCAAAAAATGTAGATCTTATATCTGTGTTATCAGATGCTCTTCAAGAAGCAAAAGAAGCTGGTGAACAATCTATAGTGGATGTTCTTACTTCGAAGATTGAAAAGCTAAAGAAAGCACAAGAAGATGAATCATTAGTTGAGGCGCCAGCTGCAGAAAATGCAGAGCAGTCTCCTACTGAGGAAAAAGAATCTGAAGGAGAAAAAGTGGAAACAGAAGAACAAGGCAAAGAAGAAGTAGTTAATTCTGAAAACGCCGAGTCCTCCCCAGAAAGCGAAACACAAGAAGAGTCAGACTCAGAGCTCACAGGCAGTACTCATGCTGATGAGCAAAATGACAATGACGATAAACTTCAAGTGCTTCAACAAGAAAATGCAAAGCTCAGAGAGGCACTACATCGCACTTTGGCCGAAAGAGTAGTTGATACTAAAATTTCATTAGGAGTAGAACCAATTGAAGAAAGAGAAAACTTGATCCAAGATCATGCAACTCGTTCAGCAGGTTCTTTGGCTGATTCCCTTAGGGATTTGGCTAAGCTTCCAGTAGCTAAGAAGAATATTCAAAAGCTAAATGTGGAATCCGTAATAGATGGTTGCATTGTTTCTGAAAAAGAAAACAATGTCATTGTTGAAGACGAAGAAGTGTCAACTGCACCAGAAGAAAAAGTGAATACAGTTGAAGAACTGTTTGTTGATACTCTCATGGGCCGTCGCAAACTTTAAAACAAATATATACAAATAAGGAGATATTAAAATGTCATTAGCAAAATTTCGTAAAGTAGGTACCAAAACGGGTGCTGGTCGTTTCGTTGTTTCGGAAGGTATTGCACCATCCGCATACATCCTGCCATCAGTCGCCCTTCCAACTTGGTACTCAGATTCAGAAGATGATCGTTTTGAAATTGTTATTCCAAAGGGAACAATCCTTTCGGTAGTAACAGATTCAAGTGGTGATTCACGTTTCGTTCCAGCTAACGGTAGCGCCTCTTCAATAACTTGGGGAGACACAATTTCAGGTTGGGACCCACTTGCAGCAGCAACACCAGTTGCTGGCGCATCTGGAGATACACAAGCAGTTGCTGCACGTTCAGTGCCAGTTGGTTGTGCACAGTACGATCTCTACAGACCATTTGACAAGGGCACATCGCAAGGTGCAGGCTTTATCGTTAGAGGTTATGTCGAGTATCCAATGGTCACAGGTGTTAACGCAGATCTCGTAGCAGGTAGTTTAGTTGCTCCAGACTTCATGGGTCGTCCAAGACTCTTGTCGCAAGCTGATGCAGCTAGTTACCCACACTTGATGGTAGGTAAGGTTATTGAAGTCGAGAAGTTTGCTACAAACTTTGATGACGGACTACTTTCCTACATGCAACTTCCATCGGATCCAGGTGCGCTCAAGACAGTTTATGAGCTCACAAGATCAGGCTCGTTCTCCGGTAAACTCGGTATCCGTGCAAACCTAGATGTTACGAATGTTATTGGTGCTTTCCGCGTCAATTTAACACTCTAATAAAAAAAAGAAAATAAAAAAAGAAATAATTAAACAGGAGGAAATATCCTAGATGAGTAAGACAATCCAAGAACTCCTCTCGGGTCTCCCAGCTTGGGAAGCCGCATTTGCTGAAGATGGTTACATCGACACAGATAACAGAGTTACAATCAAGGAAGCATTCGGTTCGTCAGACGCAGCCGCTTTGTTTCCTAAAGTAATTTCTCGTACTCTGCGCGAAGCAGCCGAACCACAGCTTTTGGTAACCCCGCTTCTTTCTACAGTACGCCTTGGTAAGGGTCGTTCTTTGGAATTTCCAGCGGTAAACGCAATTCAAGCTGCTGAGATCCCAGAAGGACAAGAATACCCAGAACAAGCTCTCGCATTTGCTAAGCAAATCGAGGGTAAGGTGTCGAAGAAGGGCGTTAAGCTGGCTTTCACAGAGGAAGTTATTGCCGATTCTCTTTGGGACATCGTAGGCCTCCATGTACGTGCCGCAGGCCGTGCAATGGCACGTTTGAAAGAGCAAATTGCTCTTAGTCGTTTTAAGGATGCAGCTACAATTGTATTCGACAACGACAGTGGCAGCTATGACGATACAACAGGTCGTGGGATTGATGGTGCTTACAACAGCACTGTTACCTGGGACGATGTTGTCGACATGGCAGCTGTTCTAATGGCCGAAAACCATATACCAACAGACTTCATTCTTCACCCACTGATGTGGTCGGTCTTCCTCAAGGACTCGATCTTCCACATGGGCGGCGCTGCATCAGCTGTTAATACCAGCTGGGGCTACCGTCCACAGTCGAAGGATGGCGCAGTTAACGCAACAGCCCCTATGGGTTTGAACGTGTTAGTGTCACCATTTGTTAGCTTCACAGCTAAGAGCGGTGCAACATTAGCTAAGTCAGACCTGTTCCTCATTGATCGTAATGAGGTTGGCAGTCTTCTCGTCAAGGATGACATGAGCACAGATCAATTTGATGATCCGTCACGTGACATTCGTTCGATGAAGATGAAAGAGCGTTACGACATCGTAATGCTTGGTGACGGTGAAGGTATCACAGTTGCTAAGAACGTTAGACTTGCCCGTAACTACGAAGTACAAGTTACTAACGAAATGTAATAGAACCTTAGGACTGTTATAGTTACGACACAGTCTTAGAAAGTAGGGGGCAGCGAAAGCTGCCCCTTATTTTTTTGCACCACCCCCATTACTAGTTAAGTATAAGTCATTTCCTGAGGAGATAAATCGTGCCATTAAATTTAATAGATTATGCCTCAGTGGGTGTCGATAAAGTAAAAATTAAATTTGGCAGAACAGTAAAAATTAGTTCTATAACAAATAAT